CAAGGCCGTGGAGAACCAGATGATGGTTCAGATGAAGCGGTTCAACGACAAGGTGAGAGAGACTCAGCAGTAAGCCTGTCGCAGCCACTCAGCGAGCAGCAGAGCCTCTGCCCTTCCGTTGTCCTTTACGCGCTTTAGCGGGGCTTCTGGCCACTTCTGGCGGGCCATGTTCAGGCTATCCGTCTTGTCGGCTGTGAGCCCCATGTCGCGCTTCCATACCCTAGGCTGCACCAATTCCCACTGTTCCAGGAATCTTTGAGCCAGGCATAGCGCTGCACCGTAGGACATACCGAACTTAAAGGAACTAGAGACGCCCTGCTTGGGCATAGCATGAACCGCCTCGACGACAATCATCATGTCATCGTTTTCTCTTATCAAAGATATTTCTCGATAGACAGAATTTATGTCAATCCACTTTTCGTTGTGGATCATGTCCCCGCAGCCGATGTAGTCCCCGTGGTGGTTGATCAACCCCCATGCGCCGGTGAACCCTGGATCAATTCCTAAGTAGAGCATGTCGCCACTGTAACATTTGTTACAGCGCTAAAAAATTTATTTGCATTCGGTGAACTTCTTGTTCTAATATGTCTCCTAGGAACACTATATCAAGGAGAGAACGTGAAGCTGACCAACAAACACAACATTCCTGAGACGTTCGTCAATGTGCTCAAGCGCCCCACCTACTCCAAAGGTAAGGCGCATCTGTCGGCTACGCAGCTTCTCAACAGCCCCAAGATCGTAGCGCTGACCAAGAAGTTTGAAGACGAGCTGGAGCAGGATGTTGCTGACATGGTCTGGTCGATCTTTGGAACAGCGATCCACGGCGTGCTGGAACATGGCAAGGATGACAACCACCAGGTAGAAGAGCGGCTCCATGCCACCTTGGACGGTTGGAGGATCTCTGGGGCCATCGACCTTCAGATCTTAGACGGGCTTGGCGGCGTGGCTATCCGTGACTACAAGACGACTTCTGCTTGGGCGGTGATGAACGAGAAGGTGGAGTGGGAGCAGCAGTTAAACATCTATGCGTGGTTGGTGGAGACGGTAAAGAAAGATACGCACGTTACAGATCTGGGAATCGTGGCAATCATTAGAGACTGGTCACGGCGGGAGGCAGCTAAGAACCCAGACTATCCGCAAGCTCCAGTCAAGGAGATCCCTATCAAGCTGTGGCCGTACCAGGAGCGGGAGGAGTACATCTCCCATCGCCTGTCGCTGCACTCGGCCTGTGAGTTCGCCATCGAGGCGGGTGAGGATCTTCCAGACTGTACGCCAGATGAAATGTGGGAGCGGCCCACGACCTACGCTATCAAGAAGAAGGGTGGCGTGAGGGCTATCAAGGTTTATGAAATCAAGGAGGAGGCTGAAGCGGCGTTAGATGCAAAGACGCAGGAGTTAGAAGTAAGGCCCGGCAGCAGGACTCGATGCGAGAACTTCTGTTCGGTGAACATGTACTGCCAACAGTGGCGGGATTACCAGGAGAGCATTAATGGAAACAAGGCAGGAGCTGCTGCTTAAGTTCATGTTGGCGTTGGCTGCGAACGCTGATGTGCTGGATTGGATGGGAGACGAAGACTTCACAAAAGACTTAGCCGCCTGTGCCAACGCGTTGGTTGATGAGTATTACAAACACATAGGATAAATATGACTGTCTACGCAAAACTACAACAGGCCCGGATCAAACTCCAAGGCCGCAAACTTACCAAGTCTGGCAAGAATAAATTTGCTGGCTATGAATACTTTGAGCTAGGCGACTTCCTGCCTGCTATCCAGGAGATCTGTAACGAGTTGGGGCTCTGTGGCGTGGTGACCTACACCGAGACCGCAGCCTTCCTCAACATCTACGACACGACCAACAGCGAATGCGTGGTCTTCAGTTCCCCCATGTCTACGGCTGAGTTGAAAGGTTGCCACCCTGTCCAGAACCTGGGGGCGGTACAGACTTACCTCAGACGGTATCTGTGGACGAACGCCTTTGAGATCGTGGAGCACGACGCCCTGGATTCTACGACCGGCGCAGAACCAAAGGTCACGCCTAAGCCTGCGCCCAAGCCCGAGGTTAAGGAAGAAGCAAAGCCAGAGGTCAAGCCCCGCATCGTTGGTGCTGAAGGTGGCTGGCAGATCAATGCGCCTGCGGAACCAGAGGGAGATCCTACGGAGTGGTTGGCCCTGGTGCATAAGGCGGCTGGCATTGCGTTGCAGGCAGCGACATCGTCTGATGACGTGATGGCTATCTACAAGAAGAACAAGTCTCTCTTTGAGGCTGTGAAGAACACGGACGCGGTTTCCCACAAGGAACTGATGGGCGTCTTTACTGCGGCTAAAAACAAATTCCAGGAGGCAGCATGACCTACCAACAGAAACCCAATACCGGAACACTGTTCCATAACACCAGTAAGCAAAGCGATAAGCATCCTGACCGGCGTGGCCAGATCCATCTGTCTCGGGAGTTCCTAGAAAAGATGATGCAGCAAGAAGGTGAGTTGATCGTGATGGACATATCCGCCTATGACAACATCAGCGCCAAAGGGGTGGAGTGGCTGAGCCTTGGTATTCAAGCGCCCTATGTGAAGCAGGCAAAGCCCGAACCGAAACCAGAGCCCAAGCCCCAAGAGCAGCCATCTTTAGATGACGACTCTGATATTCCTTTCTAATCATGAAGACGCTGCAATTTGAAGGGGTCAAGATCGCCTTGAAGCAGGACAAGAACGGTTATGTCCTGACGCTGGGTATGCACCCCGACGATGTTCCAGAGGAGCTGCTGCGCGACTTTATAGGGGCTCGGTATCAAGTGGTCATGGTGAGGCTCAACCTTACAGAGGAACCCTTGGATCGTCAGCAGGAGTTTGAGGGTGACAGGGCTATCCGTATCGCGGGGATGCTGTGCCGTAACCCAAAGTTCTGGGGGTATCTCGCGGACCAAGCCCTGATTCTTGAGGCATCTGAAGCAGAGGCTACTGAGTATCTGCGGCACTACCTAGAGATCCAGTCTAGGTCTGAGCTGAAAACAAACGACCAGGCTCGCATTAGGCTGGACGCACTTTATAAGGAATTTCAAATATGGGAAGACTAGTGGCTTATTCAGTCTTCATTCCCGAGGAGCATTACAAACGTCTTAAGAAGGCCGCTAAAGATCGTAAGGCGGCTGGCATGGTTCGGGATGGTATTGCGATGGTCTTGGATAACAAGAACGCCTTCGACACGGGATACGAGAAAGGAATCAAGGACGCAGCAAAGGTTGTCTATGAGTGCCCAGAGGCGCAGCTAGTGGCGGTCAAGGGCAAAGACATAGGCGTGTACCTCAAAGAGCAGATCGAGCTTCTCCTGGAGAAACCATGAACCTGGAATACATCCTTAAGAAGATCGAGCGGCGTTACGACATTCCTCTCCTGATACCCATGTTTGGTGTGAGCATCGAGCTTGGCGTGGCTGAAGGCGGGTTCTCCGAGGCAGTGCTCAACTATGGCCGCGGCGTCTATCACTATGGCGTAGATCGTTACACCGGGGAGCGTAACCATACAGATGATGAGTACCTGACCGCGCTGAGGAGGCTGGACAAGTATCGCAACCGGTTCAGTTTGATTCGTGCCGACTTCTCTGTGGCGCGGAAACTGTTCCCAGACGAATACTTTGACTTCATCTACATCGATGGGTATGCCCACACGGGACAAGAGAACGGGCGGACCCTGGCTGAGTGGTGGCCAAAGGTTAAGCCTGGCGGGTTCCTAGTGGGAGATGACTACTCGGAGCATTGGCCGTTGGTGGTAGAGGTGGCGAACAAGTTTGCAGAGCATACACAAAGAAAGCTGCATGTAATTAAATGCAAACCCGAGCACGACTGGGCCAGTCAAGAGCCTAGCTGGCTGATACAAAAATAGGAGAGAGAGATGACACCGAAAGAAGCGTTCCGGTTTATGAAGGAAAACCGAATGGACTTCAAAGAGCTGATGTTGCTTGAGCAGATGTCCACGTACACCGAGCACGTTCTGACCCAACGGGTAGTCACCGATGCGTTTTCAGAAAAGATTTCTAGCCCGGCCACGACACACAAGTATTTGGCCAGACTCAAGCGGCGTAAGTATGTGAAAAACATTCGGGTCAAAGACCAGGATGAGCGGTGTCACTACATCAGCATTACAGAAGCAGGAAAAGAGTTGTTACAACAGTGGTCCATTTAACCAAGGAGAGCATCATGGCAACAAAGAAAGAAGTCAGTACGGAAATTTTTGTAACCGAGCAGCGTCGTGAGACATTGAACTTTTGTATCCTGGGCACAACCCCGCTGATTCATAACCGAATGAGTCAAAAGGTATTGCAGACCCTACTCTTCCCGGCTCCAAGGAAGAACGCGGCAGAGAAGGCCAGCAGCCTGAAGCACAACCCGCTTCAAGAGTATCGGGATAGCCCATACGTTACTTTGGATGACAGCGATCCCACGTTGATTACTGTCCTTGCCACAGGGTTCAAAGGCGGCATGATGACGGCAGCGCTCGATATGCCTGGCGTAGCAAAGACCCAGATCAAGCGGCAGGTCTATGTTGACGGTCAGATCGTCCACATCTATGGAGTCCCGGAGATGATGATGGCTGTTACCCGGTCGGCAGACATCAACAAGACGCCAGACGTTCGGACCCGTGCAGTTATGCGGAAGTGGGCTTGCTACCTTTCCATGTCCTACACCGTGCCCTTGCTGAATCAACAGTCTGTATCCAATCTGTTGGCAGCAGCAGGCATCGTGTCTGGTCTAGGTGACTGGCGGCAGGAGAAGGGTTCTGGAAACTTTGGGTGCTACAAGCTCACCACGGCAGATGATCCTGAGTTCTTGGAAGTGATTGCTAATGGTGGACGCCAGGCTCAAAAGGATGCGCTAGAGAATCCTAAGTTCTACGATCAAGAGACTGAAGAGTTGTACTCCTGGTTTGAGACAGAGAGCAAACGCCGTGGGATCAAGGTGGCAGCATGAAGCCCTCACGCAAAGACATCAACGCTGAGATTAGTCGTATCTACAAAGAGAACAATGGGATAACTCCCAACCTTTTGGTAGAAGAGGCTAAAAAGCCAGACAGCATCCTGCATCATTTGTTTGAGTGGGATGACCAGAAGGCTGGCCATGCGTACCGGCTAGACCAGGCGCGGCAGATTATAACCAGCGTAAAGATCAACATCATCAACGAAACGAAGATGATTAGCGCGGTGAGTTATGTGCGTGATCCAAGACTGCCAAGCGACCAGCAAGGTTATGTGTCCATCGAGACTCTGAAGACGGACAAAGACCTGGCAAGGGAATCTATTCAACTGGAGTTTGCCCGTGCATATGCCCATCTGCACAAGGCAAAGATCCATGCGGAGATTCTTGGTATGCAAGATCAGGTGAGCACGTTAATCACTAATCTTCAAGAAACGCAGCAAACTGTAACAGCGTAGTGTGCAAAGGTTAGGTTTTGGATTGGACGGGTCGTTATTGGTGTGGCTGTCAGGGTGGGGAACGGACGTGATGGGCTCGGTTGCTACGGTTGCGGTTTGGTATGGCTGATCAGGTTCGGACATTTATGCAAAGGCTCGGTCGGGTCGTTATTGGTTCGGCTGTCACGGATTGGTCCGGTGCTACACGACCAGGTTTGGACCGTCTTGGTAAGGCTGTCCAGGTTCGGACGGGCAAGTTGTAACGAGTTCGGGTAAGGCCCGGTTGGGCAGGAAGTGTGCAAAGGAAAGGACTGACTCGTAGAGGTATGGAGAAGTCCGGCGAGGTAAGTTTTGGCTGACACGGTTAGGTGGTGATAGTTAGAAAAAGGCCAGGTAGGGCACGGTGGGGCTGTCGGGGAAAGGAGATCTACGGCGGGGCACGGAGTGGTCGGGTTTGGCGAGGCTGTCAAGGTTAGAAGTGGTTCGTTGCGTCGGGGTGAGTTTTGGCTGGAAGTGTGCAGAGGATAGATGAGGAACGGCCCTTTGAGGTCTGGACGGGTGAGGTTAGGAGTGCTGAGGCACGAAAGGAAATCATGAAAAAACTAATAGTAGGTCTGTTGTTCGTGCCAGCGATGGCACAGGCCGAATTCATGTCTGGTAACGGTTTGCTGAAGGATATGAACGGTGATGTGGTGGATAAGTCCATAGCCCTTGGGTATGTGATGGGGGTGTCGGATGCGTATACCAATGTGACTGTCTGCGTCCCAGACAATGTTACGGCGGGGCAGGTGCAGGATATTGTCAGACGCTATCTGGAGAACAATCCAGACAAACGCCACTACGCAGCCGACAGTCTTATTCGTGACAGTCTTGAAAAAGTCTGGCCCTGTAGACAACAAGGCAAGGGGCGCGGCACATGATCTCGCTGAAGGACTACGCCAAGAAGAAAAAGATCTCGATGAAGATGGCACGGGCACAGCTAGACAAGAAGATCGAAGATGGCGTCATGGCAAGGAAGCGTGGGCCAGCCAACATGTTTTTGTATTACGACGTGATACCTATGACGGTCAGGTGGCATGACCCATTCAACCGGTGCAAGAATGAAGTGGCACGACCCGTTTCGCAGGTGTAAGCGGAGGATGCCCAATGGCAGGCAAGGAAAGAAGTGGCCCATGATGCCCAGGCAACGGCTGATTCTTGAGCATTACAGAGATGGGTTTACCACTGCACGTATCGCTGAGAAGATGGGCATCAAACGCAGTACGCTGTACACGCACCTCAAGCGCATTTACTACAAGCTGGATGTGCACAACATTAAAGATGCGATAGAAAGGGGATTGGAGAGATGAGCAAAGGACTATTCGATGACGTGCCCATGCTGAACAAAGAACGCGACCAAGCGTGGGAGAAGTTCATCAAGCGCAAAGATGTTAAGGCGATGATGAAAAGCAAGGAGGACTTCAAGTTCCCAATGGATGGTTCATACGAACTGTGGTGCATAGCCTGGACCAAGGCGTGGGATGCGGGGTTTCAGTCAGGGTGGGATGCTAGAGATAAGGAGCAACAAAATGCAAACAACACTTGAACAGAAGATACAGAACGGCACCTATTGGACTGGTGCTGCACTCGGGGCCATGATGATGCTGCTGGTTGTCCTGGCCTTTGACCGGCTGACCGCCTCCCCAGATCCGAGCTCGGTCCGTATGCCGCAGGATGTGGTCGAGGCTTATCGCATGGGGATCAAGGACGCCATGAAGACCAATCCCCCGAGTTTGGAGTTAGAACAGGTCTGCATGAACATGTGGGCTGAACGTCAACCTGTAAAGGATTAGGTGTGATATGCGACCAGCGGGAGGTGTCGTGGGTTTTTGAACTTTCCCCCAAATAACACCCGCAGCGGGGGCCTGGGTTCCTCTCGGATGCCTTTCCTGGGTGACCCCGCACTTATTCGTAAACCTGTAAAGGAATGAGCATGGACGAGACGAAGTTAGCGGAGCTGCAAAAAGAGTGGGACCGGATTCTTGTTTCCTCGTTTTATAACTACCCATACGCCAAGATAACTATGACGGTAGCAATCTTCCGTAGTCAGCACCAGGATCTTCCTTTAGAGGAGTTCAACCTTTTGAAAAGAGTGCCCAAGAACATGCACCACTTTCATGTGACTGTTCAGAGGTACGTTTGTGCATTCTTGCCAAAGGTTGCCGCCACACTCTGGAAGTACAACATAGACTATTTGGACAAGCTGGCCGAGGCCGTAACAAAATTAAACAGTGACTGCCGTGAAAAACCGGTTGATGAATTTACTCAACAACAAGAAGTTTCAGAGCTTCGTAAGGCCAAGTACGACAGCAAAACAGCAACACTGAAGCGGGTTTCTTTAAGAAGAAGAAATGCAATACACGGTCGTAATAACCAATGGCATGTAACCAAATAAGGAGTGAGCATGGCAGCACGAGATAGGCAAGTAGGTGGAGATCATTACAAACGGATGGACATTGAGCCGTGGGACGTAGTCGATACCTGGCCGCTTGAGCAGCGGATCGGATACTAC